GCCCGACCACCATCACTTGGGAATTTGGAGCAGTTCCAGTGCTACTGTTATGTGAACGCGCGTTCACGTGAACGTTTGTTCACAGTGCGGAGGCCTTCATGAGTAAATCCAACCTAGATGCGAAGGCCCGAAAGCGAATCCTCGAGCTTGTTCGGGAGGGCGCGACGGTCCGGGCCATCGTCGCGCAGCTCGGGGTGGAGGGGGTGCGGACGTCGGTCGGGGCCGTGTCGAGGGCGATCACCACCTCGGGCTCCGTACCTCCTGGCCGTTCCGGGCACCGAGGGCGGCGCAGGAAGGCCCCGGACGGGGGCGAGGCTCCTTCGGGGCCCTCTGGGCGGCCCAGTCCCGCCACGGGGCAGCCAGGGCCCTCTACAGGCCTCCCGGGTTCGAGCTCCAGCGTCGAGGCGATCGCCGACTTCCTCGACGAGGAACTCGAGGCCCTCATGTCCGAGGGGGCCGGCGCCCGCGGGACGGGGACCCTCGACGCCAGGGCGAAGCGGGCGCGAATCATCGCCGAGCTCGCCGAGCGGGTGCGTCTGCTGCGCCCGCCGCCGCCGGTGGACCCCGACGCCACGGACAACACGGTCGCCGCCTGCCGGGAACTGGTGGTCGAGCTCGAGCGGCTCGTAGCGCTCGCCGAGGCCGAACGTGCCGCGTGAACTGTCGCTCGCCGAGCGCTGGGCGCGCCTGCCGCGCGAGGTGCGCGCGCCGATGCTGGCCCGGCTCCGGCCGCGGGACCGCGCCTCGCTGCTCTACGCCTGGCGGTGGTGGGCGCGCCCGTCGCAGATCGTCGACGGGCGGGCGCGGATCACCCTGATGCTCGCGGGGCGCGGGTTCGGGAAGTCCAAGGCCGGCGCCCAGTGGATCCGCGAGCGCGTCGACTCGGGTACGGCCCGCGCGATCGGGCTGGTGGGAGCCACCCTGCAGGACATCCGAAACGACGTGCTCGGCGAGGGAAAGGACCCGAGCGGCTACGGCCCGCGCGCGGAGGGGCTGCTCAACCTCTGGCCGCCGGACAAGCGGCCGAAGTGGGAGGCGTCGAAACGGCGGGTGACGTTCTGGACTGGGGCTACGGCGCAGATCTTCTCGGCCGAAGAGCCCGAGATGCGCGGGCCGAACCTGGACACGATCTGGGGTGACGAGCTCGCGAAGTGGCGCTACCTCGAGGCCCTCTGGCCGAACCTCGAGATGACGCTCCGGCGCGTGGGCGCGCAGCCGCCGGCGGCGCTGTTCACCACGACGCCGAAGAAAATCAAGCTCCTGCGTGAACTGCTCGCCGATCCTACGGTGCGCGTGCTCCGCGGGAAGACGAGCGACAACTCGGCGAACCTGGACGCGGCGTGGCTCGCGGCGATGGACCGCAAGTACGGCGGCACGAGGCTCGGCCGCCAAGAGCTCGAGGGGGAGCTCCTCGAGGACGCGGGCGGGATGTTCTCCGAGGTCACGATCGATCGCACACGGATCGAAACCGGCGTGTGGCCGAAGCTCGCTCGCGTCGTCGTCGCCGTCGACCCGGCGGTGTCCACGTCGCGGGACTCGGACGAGACGGGGGTCCTGGTGCTCGGGCTCGTCGACGCTCCCGACGGGGAGGACGACCCGCGCCTGGTGGTGCTCGAGGACCTGTCGGGAAAGCACAAGCCCGAGGAGTGGGCGGCGATCGTTGTGGCTGCCGTCGACCGGTGGAAGCCGCGCACGGACGGCGGCGTGCTCGTTGTCGCCGAGACGAACCGGGGCGGGGACCTGGTACAGGCGAACCTCCGTGCTCGTCGGGCGTCATTGGGCATCGCGCTTGTCCGGGCGAGTCGGGGGAAAGAAACCCGCGCGGAGCCCGTGGCGGCGCTCTACGCCCGTGAGCGCGTGGCGCACGTCGGACGGTTCGTCGAGCTCGAGCAGGAGATGACCGAGTGGGACCCCGCCGGCGGCGGGCCGTCGCCGAACCGCCTTGACGCGCTCGTCTGGGGCGCGTTCGAACTCGCCGACCTCGAGGACGCTCTCGAGCGCGATCCCGACATGGCCGCGGGCCTGCGCGAACTCAACGCCGACGCCCCGGCGCAGCGGTGGGCGGTGGACACCGGCGAGGAGCAGCGGCGCGTCGGCGCAGGAGACAAGCGCTACGAACGGAGCGATACGTTCGCTGAGGCGTTCATCGCTGACTCGAGCGGCGGGCGATTCCTCTAGCCGGTGGGCGCCGGAGGCGGCGGCGCGAACGGATCCGGCGCTGCAGCGGCGGGTTGCGGCGGGTTCGGATCGAGCAGTGGCGCCGGTGAAATACCGAAGCGCGCCGCGAGGCGATTGACGAGTGGCTGGTCGACGAGCAGTCCCGCGCCGCGGTAGGCCTGAAGCGTCGTCGAAAGCGCAGCATGGTGGCGCGCTTCGGCGTCGACGCGTTCGATCTCGCGGGGGTCCGGAACGAGCCAGCGGTACGCAGGCACGAGTTCGGGATCGTCCCCCCAATTCCACGCCGTCACCGGCCGAACGAGGCCAGTCTGCAACTGCGACTCGGCCGCGCCGATGTCGAGGCGCACGAGGTCGTATCGCACGCCGTCGAGCTGCGGGATCGGCTTGTACGTGCCGTCCCCGCCCGGAAGGATTCCAAGCAAACAGAGCGCGATGTCCCCGTTGTCGGAGTCGATGATGCTGTCGAAAATCTTCGAGGCCTGCGTTTGCGGCTCGAACGGCGCGACCTTCGAGCCGTCAGGCAGGATGATTCCGCTCCGTGCTTGCTGCAGGAGCCGTACGGCGTCGCGGAAGGCGGCGCCCTCTGGGCTCCGCACCTTCACGCCCTCGGGGAGCGTGCCGACGATGTTGACCGAGCCGTGCGCGGCGCTGTGGTTGCTTCGATCACGCTGCGCGTACGCGCGGTCGGCCCAGAGGAGCGCGAGCGCGCGGATCGCGCCGAGCTTGAACGAGCGCGGCCCCCACGGCTCGATCACGATCCATTTGCCGTCGTTCGGCGTGACCTCGATCGGGCCGTCCGTCGAAAAGAGCACGTAGCGGCGGATAGCTTCGTTCCAGTAGGCCTGCTGCAGCGGCCACGGGCGCAGCTCGACGTCGATGCGTGAGCCGTCCGCGCGAGGACGGCGGATCACCTGCAGGATGCAGACGCCCATGACCGCGAGCGAGAGGAAGATAGGCGCCAGCGTGGCAGGGCCGAGTGCCGGGGCGGGGCCTGGGCCGAGGAGAATCTCCTGGACACCTACCCGCACGGTCTCGGTGAGGCCCTTGCCGTTCCAGCGCGAGCCGCCGATCACCTCGCGGGCGATGCCGAGCGGCGGGCCGATCCGTTGCGTCGTCGCCTGGTAGATCCGCCCGTCGGTCATGAGGGCGTCGGCGAGTACGGCGCTTGCCTGGAACTGGCCGAGCACGTGCGCGTCTCGCGCTTCGCGGATCCGGCTGATGTCCCAGCTCGAGAGTGTGAGCGGCGGCAGCGGCTCGAAGGGGTGCGAAAGGTAGGCCGCGTCCGTCGAGAGGGGAGGCGCTGCGGGCGCCTGTTCGGGGGCGGTAGCAGAGGCACGACCGGCCACAAGGGACGAGGAGGCGGAGACGGAACTGGCAGAGGAGGAACGACGGCGGGCCATGGCCGGACGATAGCACTTGACGTGCGTTCAGTGGCGCGGGATCATACGCGCGTGACCGCCCCTATTGCCTCGAACGACCCCGACGCGCTGTTTTCGTCGGCTCGGTTCAAGATGATCACCACCGTTTCGGCGGACATTGACCTCGTGGCGCTCGGCGGCGGGCCGTGCCGCGCGATCCGGGTCCTTGCCGATGGCGACCTCGTCGTCGTGCCGGCGGACCTGCTCCCGGGGCAGACGTCGGAGACCCTCTCCCCGTTGCTCGGCGGCGACCACCTTCCGATCCAGGCGACGAAGATCATCGACTCGGGGACGAGCGCGATCCCGATGATCGTCTTCTGGTGACCGCGTGATCGGGTTCGGCCTGGGCCTCTGGTCGGCGCGGACTCGGGTGCAACATCACCTCGACTTCCGGACGGCGGAGCAGAGTTCAGGCGTCTTCGTTCTCCCCTCGTGGCTCGCCATCACGTGCGCCACGACCGGCCGCACGGTCCAGACGTCGGCCAGCACGCTGCGCACGGGCTTCGGCGCGAATGCGTCTCGAGCTCGCAGCGTCGACGGCTCGACGTGGGGCCTATCGGTCGAGAGCGCGCGCACGAACCTCGTGGCGAATCCGAACGTCTACAGCGGCGGATCGTGGACCAAGAACACGGGGGTTACGGTCGCGGCCGACTCGGGCGACGTGGCCGATCCTGCGGGCAGCAACGTGGAGGACAAGCTCTCATATGACGGGAGCGGAGTGGCGAACGACTACCGCATCAATCAGGGATTGCTTGCCCCGTCAGCCAACGGCACGAAGTACACAATGAGCTTTTGGGCGCGGCTGCTGAGCGGATCGCGGGCGATGTTCGGCAGTCAGAACATCACCGAGGTCGCCGCAGCCATCACGTCCACGTGGACACGGTTCGCCAACACTGGGACCGGCGATGGCGCCACCAATCTTCAACACCGGCTCGACGACGGCGTGGCCTTGAATTCGGCTTTCTCCTGCTACCTCTTCGGCTCGCAGTCCGAGGTGGGGGCCTATCCATCGAGCTTCATCGTGGGGGCGCGTGCCGCCGACGTGCTCACGGTTGCCGCCCCGGCGCAGATCGCTCGCGGGGGATTCTTCGACATCTCGCTCGTCGTAGCGCCGCACTACACGCAGGCCGAGCAGGCCGCGGATCACAACCTGGTGTATTTCGGCTCGAACGATCGCGCGTTCATTCGCCAGTCGGATCACAAGGTGGTGCTACGCATCGGCGGGGCCGACGTGGTCAGTTCTGCACTGACGTGGAGCCGCAACCAGGCGTTGACGGTCCGGGTCCGGCATCTCGCCAGCGGTCGAACGCTCACCGTAAGCGGAGCCACGTCGGGGAGCGGCTCGACGACCGGTGTAGCTGTAAGCGCCATCACCTTGCCTGCGACGGCCTACCTTCTCGGCGGGGCCACCGGCGCCGAGGAATCGGCTGATTTGCAGGCGCTGACGGTCGCTACCACAGTCCGCGACCGCTGAGGTGTGAACTTTTGTTGACGTGAACGTCCGTTCACGTATGCTAGGCCCCTGAGCATGCGTTCAGGGACGATCCGCACGGCAGAGATTACCCGGGAGACGCTGGCGCAAGTCGCCGCGAGCGACGTCCTTGCGCTCGACGCGCGCGCCCTCTCGGTGCCGGTGCGGCTTCTCTCGCAGGCCCCCGAGCTCGAGTTCCACTCGATGCAGGTCGCCACGAGCGCTCCGAAGATCAGAGTTGCGGTGGTCGACATGTTCGGCCCCGTCGCCCAGCGCGCCTACGTCGACGGCCTCTGCGCCTTCGTGGACGGCTACGACTCGCTCGAGGCGCGCCTCGGTGCTGCGCTCGAGGACGAGGACGTCGACGCGGTGGTCCTGCGCATCGACTCCCCTGGCGGTGACGCGGCCGGCATGGCCGAGGCCGTCCGCCGAATGCGATCCGCCGTTGCGGCCTCTGGGAAACCGGTGGTCGCCTACGTCGATGAGCTTGCGGCGAGTGCGGCCTACGCGATTGCCTGCGTCGCCTCCGAGATCATCCTTCCCGAGACCGGCGAAGTCGGCTCGATTGGTTGCCTCTGCGTTCACTTCGACGCTTCGGGCGCGTACGCGCAGGCTGGCATCCGGCCCACCATCATCCGCTCCGGGTCGCAAAAGGCCGTTCCCTCTTCGCTCGAGCCGCTCGCCGACGACGGGCGCGCGGTGATCCAGGCGCGCGTGCAGGCGCATGCGCAGGCCTTCGCAGCTCTCGTGGCCTCAAGTCGTGGCGAGACCGCCGACGACTGGCTTGCACTCGAGGGCGCCACCGCGCGCGGCAAGCAGGCGGTGAAAAAGGGCCTCGCCGATCGGGTCGGCAGTCTCGAGGACGCAATCTCGTCGGCCATGAGCCGCGCGGAGAAGAACATGACCAAACAGAACCAGCCGGCGGGCCTTTCGGCGCGCGAAGAGGACGCAGAACTCGCAGGCCTCGGGCGCGCCGTAATGGCGGTGACCGGGGCTGCCAACACGCAGGACGCCCTCGCGTCGCTGGGGGCCCTCCGGGCCTTGGCGGCCCGTGCCCAGGAACTCGAGGCGGCCGAGAAGGCGCGCACCGAGCAGGCCGAGGCGCGCGAACGCGTCGAGCTCGTGACGAAGCTGGTGGTGGGCGGCGCGCTCGACGCGGCGAACGCCTGGGCTCTCGACGAGGTTGGCGCTCCGAACAAGGCGAAGGGCGTGGCGGCCGACTGGGCCTCGATGCCGATCGTCAACCTCCGCGCGATGGCCTCGAAGATCCGGACCGCTCCGGCGCTCGGCTCAAGCGCTCCGAAGCCGATGGCCGACGGCCCCAACGACATCGACCGCGCGCGCGCGGCCCGCCTTGGCGTCTCCGCCGAGGCCTACGCCCGCGGCAAGAGCGAGATCACTGCGGCCATGTCCGCGCAACATCCGGCCGGTGCCGGGGAAGGGAGCGCGGCATGACCGCGGCAACGGAACGGCGGATTATTTCGAAGCAGGGCGAGGACGCTCTGCCCGAACGCATCAAGGGTGACGTCGCGGCTGACGAGACGTTCAAACAGGGGTGGCTCCTCATGCGAAACTCCGACGGCTATGTCGTCGAGGCGACCGCGGCCAGCGGCTACACCTCGGCCGGCATCGCCTGGCAGGACTGCGATGCCACGGACTTCAACGACGGCGATCTGACCGTCGACTGCCTTCAGGGCGTCTTCGACCTCGTCGGCAAGACGGGCGGCGGGGACGACCTCCACATCGGCGACATCGGTACGGTCGTCTACGCGGTCGACAACCAGACGGTCGGCAAGGTGTCGACCTCGCGCTCGCCGGCCGGAATCCTAATGGGCGTCAACGAGGAGAACGGCTGCATGCGCGTTCTCGTCGGCGCAGCCGCTGCGGCGGTCTCGACGCAACTGACGACAGGTGTGCGGATCCAGGCGGGACAAGGCGCCCTCACGACTGGCGTTCTCACCGTCTCGACCGGCATCACGACCACCTCGAGTTCGCAGGTGTTCGTTCAGCTTGTCACCCCGGGCGGCACGCTCGGCACCAGTGGCTACAAGGCCGCCGTCACGGTCGTCGGTGCGCCCAGCACCGGGACCATCGTGATCACGTCGATCAACGACAACGCAGGCACGGACACGTCCGACACGTCCACCGTCGCCTGGCTCATCGTGGGTTGAGAGGAAGCCATGGGATCTGTCAACGCAATCGGTCTCGTCAACCCCAAGGTCGTCGAACTCGTCACCGCCTTCCAGGCTCGCTATCGCGACGCTCTGCAGGCGAAGGTCGACCCGTGGTGGAAGACCGTTTCCGGCTTCTCGCCCACGGACGCAATGCTGCTCAAGTTCCCGATCCGCCTCGGATCCATGCCCGGCTTTCGGGAGTGGGTTGGTGATCGCGACGGCAAGAACATCGACGTCACCTCGTTCTTCATCGAGTCGAAGCCGTGGGAGCGGACGATCGACGTGCCGCTCGACGTGGCTCTTTCGGGACAGTACGCGGCCTACCTCAACGAGGTGGACGATCTGCGCGTCGCCGCGATGATCCATCCTAACCGAATCATCGCGGGCCTGCTCGCGAACGGTGACGCTGTCGACTGCTGGGACGGCCAAGGATTCTTCGACACGGGCCACCCGGTCGACTTCCGCGGCGGCAACGCTCTCACCTACGACAACGCGAAGACGAGCAGGCCGTTCAACCGCGCCAACCTCGCCTACGCGAAGAGCCTCTTCCGAGGCTACAAGGCCCCGGACGGGAAGACGTCGCTCGGCCTGCGCCTGACGCACGTGCTCGTTCCCACCGCGCTCGAGGACATGGCCACGCGCCTCTCGACGTCCGAGTACCTACCCAACATCGACCCGACGGCTTCGGCACAGGCGGGCGTCACCGAGTCGAACATCCATCGCGGTACGTTCACGCCGATCATCGCTCCCGAACTCGACGCGGACAGCGACACCACGTGGTACGCGCTCGCCCTCAACCTCGCGGCGCGGCCGTTCGAGTCCCAGGCTCGCGGCGCGTGGGACGACCCGGACATCAAGATCCTCGGCGACGGGTCGGAGCACGCGACGCAGACCAACTCGATCCGCTACGCCGGCAAGCTCTTCGGCAACAGCGGGTACGCCATTCCGCACACGATTATCCGCATGAAGGCCACCTGATACGCGATGGCCTACGCGACCCTGGCGCAATTCGAGCTGCTCGGCCTTCGACGTGAGGTGATCACGTCGAAGGCCCGAGTGCTCTCCGTCGTCGACCCGACGGCGGATACGCTTGGGGTCCTGTCGGCCCATGGGTGGAGCGGAACCGAGGCCCTCCAGTTCACCGCGAAGGCCACCGTCGGGGTGACGAGTCCGGCTCTGCCTTCCGGACTCTCGGCCTCCACGGTCTACTACCCGCTCCCGATCACGAACTCGGACTCGCTGTTCAAGGTGTCGACGACGGTGGGCGGCTCGGCCGTCAATTTCACCGACGCAGGGGCGGGCGAGATCAGCGTCACCGAGCAGCGCGGCGCCATGATCCAGGCCTTCCTGGACATGCACAGCGCGCTCGTTGACAACGCGCTGATCGACTACGCGACGCCGATCCCGGCGCCGTTCCCGGCAATCCTGACGTGGGTTGTCTGCAAGCGGGCGGCGTACGACATCGCGATCGTCCAGTCGCTCGTCACCGACTACTATTTCAAGTCCGCCGGCGAGTCGATCATCGCAAACGACAAGATCGCTCGAGAGCAGATCGACGAGTGGAAGGCCGGCAAGATCCTTCCGACCATCGGCGACGACGCTACCCCTGGGATCGTCGAGAACGGCGCAGAGTCGTTCTTCGTTCGGGGCCCCTGGGACAAGTGGATGGGGGGCGTGTGCTGACCGACCGCGACAACGGCGCCATGGCGCTTGTCGAGCGCCTCCGCGCCCTGGCGAAGCCGGCGACGCTTACCGTGGGAGTCCACGCGAGCGCCGGCGACGCCGTGGACCGCGCGGCGTTCGCCGAGTTCGGAACCTCCACCGAAGTACCTCGCCCGTTCATCCGCCCCTGGGCCGACGCGCTCGAGGCCGCCCACCGCGCCGATCTCCGGCAGGTGGCCCTCGACGCCGTGACCGGGGCCCGGCCCCAGGAAGAGGGCCTCGCGGCCCTTGGCGCCCGCTTCGTGGGCGAGATTCAAGCGCAGATGTCCAACGAGCCGGCCGACTCGCCGGCAACGGCAGCCCGCAAGGGAAGTTCGACGCCGCTCGAGGACACCGGCGCTCTCAAGGCCGCCATCACCGCCGAGGTGAGTCGGTGAGGTTCGACGCGGTTCGCCCCGCCCTTCTGCAGCTCGTCACGAGCTGCATCGGCGTCCGCGCCCTCTGGGACGACGGGCGCCGCCCGTTCATCCCGCCGGCGGAGGACGGTTTCGCCTCGAGCGCTGCGGGCGTGTTCGCCTTCTGCAAGCTGAACATCACCAGCGCCATCGGCACCGACGCGCGCGTCATGGCCTACGACTCTGACGCGGACCCCGCGCTCTGTCTCCATGACACGATCATCGGCACGCGACGCGCGACGTTCAGCGTCCAGGTGATCTCCTTCGATCCGAGCGACGGTGTGCACGCGTTGGGCTACCTCGAGACGCTCCGCACGCGGCTCGCCAGCGAGCACGCTCGAGCGTCTCTCGAGGCCGTCAATTGCGCGCTCTGGGAGACGGGCGCTGTGGTGCCCTTGGCGCCCGCGGTCGACGAGCACGTGTCAAGCATTGCCTCTCTCGACGTCTTTCTCGGCCTCGTGGTGACCGAATCGGATTCGGTGTTCGCGGGCACGCCTGCGAATCCTGGCGCCGAGGCTCCGATCTTCTACGGCCCGATCGATGAGGTCGACGCCACCGACGAGATCATCGATGCCGATCCGGAACCCATGGTGATCGAAGGACCCTGACAAATGCCCCTGAACGACATCTCCAAGGTCACGATCTCGCTGTCCGGGCCGGGCCCGTCGCAAGCGTCGTTCTCGAACGAACTGCTCCTCGTGTACCACACCGGCTCGAAGCTTCTCGAGAACTACGCCTCGCTCGACGAGATCGTGGCCGACGGGTTCGCGACGTATTCCCCGGCGTACCGGATGGCGGCGAAGGCGTTCAGCCAGACGCCGAAGCCGGACAAGGTCTACATCGGCCGCCGGGACTCCGCCTTCACGCAGACGGTGGACATCGCGCCGCAGAAGCTGACGGTCGGATACGAATACAGCTTCACGCTGACGATCCCCGACGGTTCGGTCTCGGAGCACACCTACACGGTGGAGAACGCCGACACGGCCGACGACATCTGCACGGGCCTCATGACGTCGCTCGGTACCAAGTCCGGGATGACGTTCACGCAGAACATGTCGACGCTGACGCCAGTCACTCCGGCCACGCTGACGGGCACGGTGGACCTCCTGGCGCTCGACGTTACGACGCTGAACACCGAGACGTATATCGTCACCAGCAACACCGGCGGGCCGTACACCACAACCTTCTCCGGTCTCGCGACGGTGGACGACATCGCCGACCAGATCAATGCGGTCACGACGACGCACGCGACGGCTTCGATCTACCTCTCCGCGGGGAAGGCATACCTCCGAATCGAGAGCGCTACGGTGGGCTCGACTGGCACGCTGCTCCTCGGCAGCGGCACCGCAAACACCGATCTGGGCTTCACGAACGGGGCGACCGCGACGGGCACCAGCATCCCCGGCACCGAGGCGAGCATCACGATCGCCGCGAGCGCTGCGGGCGCGATCTTCAACCTCTCGAAGCTACCCCTCCTCGGGGACATGACGGTTCAGGACAACACCACCGACCCCGGGATCGTGGGCGACATCTCGGCGATCTACGTGGCGGATCCGGTGAACTGGTACGCGGTGGCGCTCGACCAAGGCGGTAAGGCCACCGTCGAAGCGCTCGCCGTCTGGATCGAGGCGAACAAGAAGGTTCTCTTCTACTCCTCGAGCGACAGCGCCTGCGCCGACAGCGGGAGCACGACGGACGTGTTCGCCGAGATGAAGGCCCTCTCATACTTCCGCTCGGCGGGCTCGTTCCTGGCGAACGAACTCCACGCCTACCAGGAGGTCTCGTGGTCCACGGCCATGCTCGGCGCGCCTGGCTTCCCAGGGACTGGCGCCTGGTTCTACAGGACGCTCGTCGGTGTGTTCACCGACGTCCTGACCTCCTCTCAGGACCACGCAATCGCAGGCGTCGGCACCGAGGGAACCAGCGGCAAGAACGCCTCGGTGTACGTGACCCAGAACTCCCTTGGCATCGTCAAGGGCGGGCGCGTCGCAAGCGGTGAATGGATCGACGTCATCATCGGGCGTGACGCGCTCGAGGCGCGAATTCAGGAGAGCGTGTTCGGCGCCCTCAAGGCCGCAGCCGACAAGGGCTCGAAGGTGCCCTTCACGAATTTTGGCATCGGCCTGACCCAGGCGGCGATCCTCTCGCCCCTGTTGATTGCTGCGGCGCCAGGGGCCGATGGCGCATCGTTCCTGACTCCCGGTAGCCCCGCAGTCGTGGTGCCCAAAGCGAGCGCCGTCAGCGACGCCGACAAGGCCGCTCGTCGCCTCACGGGGGTCACCTTCACCGCACAGATCGCCGGCGCGATCTACGCAACGGTAATCACCGGGAACCTGACGAACTGAGGGATCCATGTCCGACAGCGCGAAAACCTACAGCGTTCAAGGGTTCACGATCGTCCATGCCCTGTTCGCGAACATCAACGCGGGCGGCGCGGCCGAGGACGGGCTCCTCGAGATCGAGCCGGTGGCCCCCGACTTCGAGTTCACCACCGGCGCCGATGGCTCTGGGGTGTTCTCCGAGACCGGCAACAAGTCCTACAACGTCACCGTGAAGCTCCTGCAGACGTCGCCGGTCAATACGGTGCTCGCGGCGCTCCTCGCGGTCGACAAGGCCACGTTGGCCGGTCTCGGCCCGTTCCTGTTCAAGAACGATCTCGGCAACGACCTCCTGATGGGGACGGCGGCGCGCATCGTCGCCTCGCCGAAAACCGAGGTCGGCAAGACGGTCGGCACGAAGGAATGGAAGCTCGTCGTCACGGACGCCACCTACTTCCCGGGCGGGTCGTGATCCATGCCGCGCGAGTCGTTCGAGTTCAGCCTCGGGCCGCACACGGTGCGGATCAAGCAGCTCGCGCCTGATGACGCCTTGCGCGTCTGCGACGCGCTGATCAACCGCGTCAGTGAGCCCGTGGTGAAGCTCCTGGTGAACGCGCTTCCGTCGCTGCTCGACGGCAAGGGCGACGCGGGGGCGTTCGTCGACCAGCTGCTCGCCGCGAACGTGTCGTTGACGTGGCCGGCGGACGCGGACGGCGCGGGGTTTACCCGCATGCGAAACCTGTTCACCGCCTCGGCGGAACTCAAGAACGAGGCGAACGGCGCCGTCGTGTGGTTGCCTCTGAAGGATTGCACTGAGTCCGTGTTCGGCGGGCATCCTGGGCGCCGCTACAAGTTCGACTCCCAGTGCGTGCGGGCGAACGTCGCAAGTTTTTTAGCCGATATGCTCGAAGGCGGGTGGGGCCTTCGTCCAGCGACGGGGTGACTGTGGCGATCCCTCCGGGCGTCTCGTGGTTCACGTGGCGGCCGGTGCACGCGCACCTCGCGTCGCGCACCGAGGTGTGTACCTCGTTGTCGATCGACGAAGTGCAGGACATGCACGAGATCCTGGACGCGTTCGAGGACGCCGAGGCCGAGGCGCGTAGGCGCGCAGATCGGAAGGCGTTCTAATGCCCGCGCTGCGCGAAGTCCTGGCCGCGTTCGAGATCCAGGTGGAGACGAAGGCTCTCGAGGAGGGCACCACTAAGCTCAAAGCGTTCACTGGCATAGTCAAGGAATCGATCGAGAACCTCAAGGGTGGTTTCAAATTCGAGAGTCTCGGCATCGGTGACATGTTCTCTGAGCTATCCACGCAGAGCAAAGATCTCCGAGCCGTCACCGCCCAGTATGGGATTGGGCTCGACGATCTACAGCGCCTGATGTTCCAGACGGGCAAGGACGCGGGCGAACTCGGCGGCGCGTTCCGGCTACTCGAGAAGAACATCTCGCAGGCATCGGGCGGCGGGAAGGGCGCGCTCGAGGGGCTTGACGAGGGCATGGCCGGCCTGCCCGGCGGAGGGAAGAAGGCCCAGGAAGCATTCAAGGCGCTCGGGATCTCCGCTGAGGATCTCAAGAACAAGACGCCGGTCGAGATCTTCACCGCTACGGGCGAGGCGATTGCTGGTCTCGAAAGCCCGTCGGATCGTGTGGCCGCAAGCATGGCGATCTTCGGGCGCAACGGCGCGGCGCTCGTGCCGACGTTCCTCGCGAACAAGGACGCCATGCGCGAGCTCGGCGAGGAGTACGACGCCGTCGGCGGGTTCACCGAAGAGAACATTCAGCAATTCAAGAAGCTTGATCGCGCCAAGAAGTCCGAGGAGCTCGGCTGGCAGAAGATCAAGCTACTCTTGGCCGAGCAGCTCCTTCCCGTTTTCATCGCGACGCGCAAGGCCGTTGCGTGGTTCATTCAAGGCTTCGCGAAGGTCACCGCTCGCTCGAGTTCGTGGAAGATTGCGGGCGTTGCCATTGCCGCCGTGCTCGCCGTCATGAACGCCGGCATGCTCAAGTTCATCGCGAATACGCTTCGTGCCGCCGCTCCTTGGATCGCGCTGTTCCTGATCGTCGAAGACATCGTTACCTTCTTTCGGGGCGGCGAGTCGGTCCTCGGCGACTTCCTCAACTCGATCGGGGAGGCGCTCGGCATCGGCGAGATCGGCAAGGAGGCGCAGAAGGCCTTCGCCGAGCTCGTCGATTTCATCGAGAACTCCACGATCACCGAGTTCTTCCAGCAGGCCTGGGAGGACATCGGCCGGATCTGGAAGTTCGGTTTCGGTGAGACGTGGGCCGAGTTCTCCGCATGGGACGAGAAGATCACCGCGGCCTTCCTCGACTGGGCCACGAAGCTCCCGCAGACGGCGCGTGACGCCGCGGCCGGCATCATCAAGGGGCTAGTCGACGGGATCACGCAAGGCATCCCGAACACGGTGGACGCGATCGAAGGGCTCGCCGGCTCGCTCTGGGGCGCGTTCAAAAAGAAGCTCGGGATCAACTCCCCGTCGACGGTGTTCGCCGACCTCGGCGAGAACGTCAACGCCGGCTTCGCCGAGGGGGTCACTCGAGGCCCGGCGGTGGGTGCGACGGCGACGCTGGTCCGGGCGCCGACGGTGGGGAGCACGTCCTACGGGCCTCGCACCGCGATGGTCGAGCAGAACAACTCGATCACGATCAATACAGGTGGCGAGCGCGGCGGCGCGGACGGCGTGCGCGACGCCTTGCCGCAGATCCTGAACGACGACCGGCGGGCCGCTCTCGCAGCGCTCGAGGCGGTGGCGCCGTGAACATCGACATCACCCGCCGCGGCCCTCGGTTCGCATGGATTCAGCCCGACGCCGGCCCCGCCGTCTACTTCGACACGATCGTTTCGGAGACGCACACGAACACTTCCGAGCTCACCGAGCACCCGGTCGAGATCGGGAGCGACGTCACCGACAACGTCCGCCACGACCCCGAGAGCGTGTCCCTCGAGGGGATCGTTACGAACTCGCCGACGAAGGGCGTTAGCGCCGCGGTGGGCACCTACCCGGGTGCCGGCTGGCAGCTTGGCCCGCAGCCGCTGGTGATTCCGCCGAGCCCTACCCCGCTCTCCCTGACCGGTCTCATCTCGGCCGGCGTCTCGGCGCTCGGGTCGCTCCTCTTCGGCACGCCGCCCACGATTGCCACGACGCTGCAGCCTCCGGGCCCCATCGACGTGATCGCGACGGTGCACAACGCGCTGACGGTGATCGAGCGATCGGGGCAGCTATGCACCGTGTTTGCCTCGACGAAGCAATACGACTCGATGGCCATCACCAGCGTCTCGTGCGAGCGCAACAAGCTCGGGAGCATGGTTTTCAAGGTCGAACTGAAACGCGTGAACATCGTGGCCACGGCCTCGGTGGCCGCTCCGAAGCCTCTCATCGTGGCGGCGGTGCCGCCGAAGGCCGCGGGCCCGCAGACGCCGGCGCCCATGTCGTCCGCCGAGAAGGCCTCGATTCTGAAGCAAGGCCTGAACGCCGTAGTCGGCGGGATTGCAGGGGGCGGGTGAATGCCGCTCTCCGTCCCCCTGCCGCTCGACACGCCGGTGTCCACGTTCCGCGTGACGCTCGACGGGAGCGACTACGTCGTAACGCTGGACTACCACGCGCGCGAAGATCGCTACTTCTTCTCGCTCGCAACCACGGACGGGGAGGTGCTGATCGCCGGTGTGAAGCTCGTGCCCAGGTGGAGCACGCTTCGCGGTGTCGTGAACCCAGCGAGGCCTCATGGCCTGCTTGTGGTGCTCGCCACCGTGAACGACGACGGCCCCGGCTTCTATTCGCTCGGGCGTTCGTTCTCGCTGCTCTACTACACCGCCGAGGAGCGCGCGGCCCTGTGAGCGCCCTCATGATCAACCGCGCGTGCAAGATCGCCGTCTCGGTGGACGGCTCGAGCGCGATCGGAATCAACACGATCGGCTCGCAAGCCGGGCTCACGTGTCACTTCACGATCAAGCGGGATCTGAAGGCAACGGCGAACACGTGCGATCTACAGATCCACAATTTGAACGCGGATCACCGCCTCGCGCTCCAGCAGGCGAAGAGCGCCCTTGTGCAGGTCGACGCCGGCTATGTGGGCCTCACCTCGACGCTGTTCCTGGGCGATCTCCGCACCACCTACAGCCAGCGCCAGGGCCCCGACTGGGTGACTTCGCTCTCCGCCGGCGACGGTGAGAAGGCCATGAGAAGCGCGCGTGTGAACGTGGCGCTCCGAAAGGGGAGCGACGTCGGCACCGTGCTCAACGCTCTCGTCAAGGCCCTCGGCGTCGGCGCCGGCAACCTCTCGAGCGCAGTCGCGAAGATCCAGTCCCTCGGTCTCGGCGGCGCGTTCTCGATGGGCACCGTGCTCTCCGGCTCGGCGGCTCGAGAAATGAGCCGCATTCTCGAAAGCGTCGGACTGACGTGGAGCGTGCAGAACGGCGTGCTCCAGATCCTGGGAATCGCCGAAGCACTCCAGGACTTCGCCGTCGTGGTCGACGAGACACACGGCATGCTCGGTTCCCCGTCCGTCGACAAGGACGGCACCGTGTCGTTTCGGATGCTGATTCAGCCCGACGTGATCCCCGGGCGCAAGGCGGTGGTCACGGCCCACGAACTGAAAGGCCAGTACGTGCTCCAGGAGTGCACCTACACGGGCGACACGCGCGGGGATGACTGGTACGTGGACGCGAAAGGAAAACCCTTTTGAGCGGCACGCAGCCCCGCTGGGACGAGGTGATCGCGCGCGGTATCGCGAGCGCCCTCGGCGACGTGTTCACCGTCCAGGTGGGCACCGTGGTCGCATGGACGCGCGACACGCAATCGGCCGACGTGCAGCTCGTCTGCTCGAGGCCGGTCCCGCGCGAGGACGGCACAATGGCTGCCGAGATACCCCCCGTGCTCCCGGACGTGCCGGTGCTCTTCCCACAGGGCGGCGGGGTATCGCTTTCCTTCGACCTCACGGCCGGGGACGGGCTCCTAGTCGTGTGCCTACAGCGCTCGATCCGTGACTGGCTGCGCACCGGGAATGCCGGCCTGCCCACCGACGTCCGGACGTGCCACCTGGCCCACGCCGTGGCGATTCCCTGCATCTCCCGGACGCCGCTCACCCCGGACGCCGATAGCGCGGCGGTGCTCTTCGCGCCGGCCATGCTGAAGCTCTTTGCGCCGGAGGTGCGGATCGGGGACGACACCGCAACACCGGTTGCCCTGGCCACGCCGGCGGATGCCAACCTGGCCCGCTGGTTCGCGCTGTTCAATGGCTGGACGCCAGTTCCGAACGACGGGGGCGCGGCTTTGAAAACGGCCTTCACGACGGCGTTCGGGCCCAGCCCATTCGGTCCTGGCGGGAGCGATCCCATGGTGCACACTGCGGCGGCGAAGGTGAAGGCGACATGACCACGCGGAACACGATCCAAGTGAACGGCGGCACGGTGGGTGAGGTCGTCGTGTTCGACCTCGACCCGACCGAGGACGTCGAGCTCGTCGACACGAGCGGCGCGGTGGGCCGGGTGTGGTCCTGCGAGTCGTACCCTTCCGACCTCTCGACGGCTCCTAGCGTTCCCGACCCGACGAACGCCTCCACCATCTTCCCGGCGCAGAACCGCCCTGGCACCACCTACACGATCAAGCTCGGGGCCGTCCCTGGCCAGCCGGACTGCTGGGTGGCCCTGCACTTCCCGAACGCCGACGGCAACGCCTTCCCGTCGCCAGGGTTCAACCGCCTTGGCGCCGATCCTCACTTCCAAGACGACAGTTTCGGCGGGCGGGCCGACCAGGGCACGGACAAGCTCGCGAACGCCTACATCCGGACGGCGGCGGAGCGTACCGTCGGACTCCCGCCGTTCCTGCAGCCCGGCTCGAACCGCGGCGCGGCGATCAATGCCGCGCTGGCGAGCGCGGACAGCGCCTCATTCGCCGCGGGGGTCTTCGGGATCTCGAGCAATGTGACGATCGGCGGTGCGGGAAAGGCGCTTGTGACGCAGCCGGGCACCGTGTTCAAGCCGGCCTTCGCTGTGGTCTTGACCCTCGACTGTTCGCACGACGCGCCCGACGATCGGCCGCTCTTCGATTTGAGCGATGGCGGCTCGGTGGTCTTCGGCGCCAACGGCCCGCGTCGCGCTACCCCGCACCACTTCGGCGCGGTGGGCGATGGCTCGACGGACGACCAGCCCGCGATCCAGGCAGCGAACGACGCTTTTCAGGCGACGCGCGGGATCCTATCGCTCGGGCCGTACGACTACGCGACCGGCTCGATGGTCACGATCTCGAACGAGGTCGACGTGCACACCCATGGCGTCGAGCACACACGGATCCTTCCGTTCTTCTCGGGTACGGCGGTGGCGTTCACGGGTGGGAGCTTCCACCGGTTCACGAAGTGCCAGCCGATGGCCGTGGTCTTCGACGCGGGGAACGGCTGCGCGAACGTGGTGACAAGCGGGGCAAATCTGCTCGTCGGCTTCGACATCACCGGGGCCAAGTGGGGCCAGTTTCACCAGCTATTCACGCAGTTCATTGGATGCGGTGGAACCGGCATCTTCGGGGACGGCTCCGTGCCTGGGAGCCCGTACTACAACATCTTTTATCAACCCCAATGCGGCACCGATACGCGCAACTCCAACACGCTCCCGGTGCACCTCACCGGGGGCTCCGGAGCGAACGCGAACACGTTCCTCGGCGGATCGAGTTCGCAGTGCCGGACCAACTGGATCGAGGCCGGGGTACAAAACACCTTCCGCGACCACACGACAGAGAGCTACGACCGGGGTTCGAGCTACTACACCTTCGGGGGCGGCGCGCGCGATAACCACGTCGTCAGCGGGTATTTCGAGGCCGCAGCCGACTCGGATCTCACCATCGCAACCGCCTCGAGTGCTACACCTGTCGTGGTTACGACCACTGGATCGCATGGCCTGACGACAGGTGTAGCGGTCACGGTCGCAGGTGTCACAGGCAACGCCGGATCGCTCGGGTTCTGGCGAGTCACTGTTCTGTCGCCTACCACCTTTTCGCTTGTCGGTTCGGTGGGCACCGGTTCGGGCACCGGCGGAACGGTCTCCACGCCGGTCTATCAGTCGAGGAGCGACACGCCCAGCCGCGGGAACTACCACCTCGTGCCCGGGTCGTTCGGGTCGGGCTCCCTGCCGCTCACCGCGATCGACAACGCGGGTATGGATCCCACGAGCGTTTACGGAACCAACCGACTCGAGTCAGCGCAGGGGACCGGGGTCAAGGTCGTGTCGACCACCGGCGGGACGACCACGCTGACCGAGGTTGGGCGCGGCGTGATCATCGTCGCCGGGGTGCTCGTGTCTAACGCGGTGATTGAGGTGCCGCCGTATGTCGGGCAGACGTACACGCTCCAGAACTATACGACGGGCGCGTACACGGTGACGATCAAGGCGATCGGGGACCCAGGCGCGGGCTTCGCGGTCGGCCGCACCCCGAACGCGCCGACAGACGGCGTAATCGCGAGCGGGATCGTCAACCAGTCCGGCGCGCTTGTCCGTGCGACGCCCGACGTGTGCTCGACGGGGCTGACGTTCGGTCCGACTCCGACGATCGTGGACGTGTCTGGGACCCTCGGATCTACGGGTACCTACACCATCGCCGGCAACGACTCGGCGGGCGTGATCGCACTCAACCCCGGAGGGACCAGCATCGGGGCCTATACGATATTTGATCTCGTGTGGTCCACGACGCTCCCTGGGACGTTCCCGATCGTGACTCTTACGCTGTCGGACGCTGGATCGAACTGGGGTAACGGGGCGGCTGCAAACCTGGCATCGGCCAAGTGCATTGCCGTTTCCACTACCTCTGCACGTATCCAGGTTGCGAACCTGGACGGGGCTGGACTGGCCCTACACGCTACAAACTTCGTGGCGGGATCGGACCAGTACCGGATCCACTACAGGGTGGCGCTCGTATGAAGCCTGACACCATTCCCGAAACCGTGTCGACGATCGCCTCCCTCGGCCCGTGGGGCCTCGTGGTGCTCGTCGTGGTCGTGCTGCTTCTCGCGGTGTGGCGCGTCGCCGGGAAGCTCTCCGAGGTGTTCTCGGCGCACACCGAGGCCCTCAAGGGAATCGCGCTCCTTTTCGCGGATCACAAGCTCTACGACGAGAAACTTCACGCGGAGACGCGGCAGCTCGTGCGCGAGGAGGTCGACCGAGTGAAGGGGGAAGTCGGCGGGCTCGTAGTCGGCCTCGCCCAGGACTTCGAGCGTGCGGAGCAGGACATGCGCGCTCACGTCGCGACCGAAATCAAGCTCGCGCGCGCGGGCGTGTCGAGCCCATTCCAGCCCGCCGTGCGGCCCGGGCGTGGCTCGAGGCCGGGGACCTGATGCCCACCTTCTCTTGGGGCGGTGGCGCATGGGGCGCGGGTTCCTGGGGCGCAGGCTCTCCGAGCGCACCGCAACCGAACTCGCGGCCAGCGGGCGCCACGGGGAACGCCTGCACGCTCCTGCGCGATCTGTCGACGGGCGATCTCGCGCTCCCTATTCGCCTCGTCCGCGGGCCCGCCGCCATCGCGCAACAGCACTGGGAGGCGCTCAACTTCTTCGCCGGCGAGTGGTTCGCGGACCTCCGCCAGGGCATGCCGTTCTATCAGGTGGTAGCCGGGCGCCAGGGCTCGATCTCGCTGATCAACTCGATGTACCGCAAGGCGCTCCTCCTGGTGCGCGGCACGGTGAGCATCGACCGCATGGAAAGCGTCCTCGAGCGCGAGGCCCGCATCCTCCGCACCACCTACAGCGCCACGCTTGACGACGGCACGATCCTCACGACGGCGGATCAGCCGTACATCGTGAGCGGCAACATCAACGGGAACTCGTTCTAAATGTCAACCTACGTGACCGCGAACGGCCTCCAGATACCGGTTTTCACCGACGTCATTGCTGGCATCGAGGGCGGCCAGAAGGCTGCCGTTGATCCGAACCTCGATGTCAGCGCGAAGTCCCCTGTCGGGCAGATCAACGCGCCGCTCGGCGCCGCTCTGCGTGACGCCTGGGAGGGGGTGACGCTCGCCTACAACGGCTTCAATCCGAACGCGGCGGAGAACTTTCTACTCGACGCCCTCTGCCAGCTGACGGGAACCCTGCGCGCCGCGTCCACGTTTTCGACCATGACGGCGACGGTGACGCTGGCCTCGAGCACGACGATCGTCGCAGGCTGCGTCTTCGCGCAGGACGGAAACCCCTCGAACCAGTGGGTCTCGACGGCGGACGTGACGAGCACCACGGCTGGGGATTACCCGGTAACCGTGCGCGCTGTCGAGCTCGGGCCGGTGACATGCAACTCCGGCACCCTGACGGTGATCGTTACGCCGCAAGGCGGGCTCTCCGCGGTTACGAACGCCACGGATGCGGTGCTCGGCCGCGAGCAGGACACCGACGCGGAACTTCGCGTGCGGCGCCAGAACGAACTCCGGGCGAGCGGTAACGCCACCGTCGATGCCATCCTTTCGAAGCTCGATCGGCTGCGTCTCGCCGACGGGAGCGCCCCCATCATCGAGGCCGCCGTCGTCGAGAACACGAGCGACTTCCCGGACTCCCTCGGGCGTCCGCCGCATTCCTTCGAGTGCATGATCTACGACGGCGACGTTCCGCTAACCGCCGAAGACGACGCCTACGCGCAGACGATCTGGGACGCACACCCGGCGGGGATCCTGGCCTACGGCGTGAACGCGAGCGGGACGGCGACGGATACGGTTGGCGCGGAGCACGAGGTGCTTTTCACTCGTCCGACGCTTCGAGCGGTGAAGATCCGGGTCACGCTCGATGTCCTCGGGAGTTACGCCGGCGATGCCGCGGTGAAGGAATACATCCGGGAGACGTTCCTCGAAGTCCGCCCGCGGATCGGCTCGACTGGGGTCCGGTCTCTGAAGCTCGCCGCGTTCGCGGACGTGATCGATCGCGGCGCCCTCGGTGGCGTAACTGGAGTGGCCGACGTCCTCTCGGTGGAACTCGGATTCGTGGGTGGCGGGTATGCTTCGGTAAACCTCGTGTTCGCCGCACGGGACATGCCGACGCTCGACACCGCCGACGTGGAGGTAGTCACGTGACACCCGCTCGCAAAACGGACTACGTGGTGCAGGGCCTCGCGCGCCTGATCGGCTCGGCGCAGACGCCCGGCATCCGAGGCCTGATCGCTCCCTGGCTCGCGGCGTTTCAGGACGTCGAGAACGCGCTTTGGGAGGTGGTGACGCTTCGATACCTCGACACGGCCGAGGGCGTGCAGCTCGACATGCTGGGGGCCATCCTGGGCGCGCCTCGGGGCAACCTCACCGACGCGCTCTACCTGATCCGGCTCAAGGCGCAGATCGTGATCCTGCGCGCCGAGGGTGTGCCGCCGCAGCTCGAGCAACTGCTAATCCTCTGCTGTCCGTACGCCTTCACGTTCACCGAGGTACGGAACGCCACCCTGATCGTCGAACTCGTCGACACGGTGGATCCGGACGCGTTCGACGTGTCGGTGCTCTTCGGCGTGCTCGAGGAAGCGAAGGCCGCCGGCGTGCGCTTCGAACTCGTGTACTCACTGGACGAGGACGATTTCTTGTTCGCCGAGTACGACTCTGGAGGGTACACCTCCGCCGTGTACGACCCCGCGCACGGGCTCGGTGAATACCCCACAACCTACGGAGGCCGCCTCGCGGCCGTACAGGTGACCGCATGACCCGCCCCGCTGGCCCTCTCCCCGTCTTCGCCACCGACGACACGTACGACGACGCCGGCAAGCCCTGGGACGGGCAGACGAACAAGGTCTCGCTTTCCGCTGGCGAACTCGCCCAGGGATTCAAACCCTCGCAGCGCCTCCCGGCGGAGAAGCTCGGTTGGAAGCTGAACGCCACCGATCGGTGGCTCTCCTACCTCGACGGGATCGAGGCGAAGAACTGGGACGCTGGGCTCGTTCTCGCCAGTCAGGGCGGGGCGGGCACCTACTTCGGCACGCTGACCGCGAAGACGATTCTCCTCTCCGACATGGGAGTATCCGGCTACGAGGCCGGAGGCGCAGGAACCGGATTCACGTTCTATTCAGCGAGCGCGTTCGCGACGCCGAAGTGGAAGGGGCACAAGTCGGACGACGGCGGCACCGGCTCGACGGTGCATTTCCCTCTCGAATTGCCGGACGGCACGGTCGTAACCGGGTTCGCGATGAAGATCATCGGCTCCTCCGGGCACACGAACCTACCGGAGCACATGCCGATCATCCGGCTGATCGCGGCGGACGTGAACGGTGCTGGCGTTTCCCTGGGTGGAGTCACCGAAGCCGACGACGCGACGGGTAGCGTGGGCACCTACAAAACGAACCACGTTGTGGGAGTCAGCGGCACCGAGATCGAACTCGATCGGTCGTCCAATCACTACTGGATTTCGATCGAAGATGAATGGGGGACGAACTCCCAAGATCCGTCCATCGAGATCGTGAGCGTCTCCGTGACGATTCGCGATACCGCTACGATCACCGTCTATGCGGACCCCCCGGCGCTCTACTTTCCTACGTATGCCTCGAAGGCCGTGACATGGAACCCTGTCACCAAGTCGCTCTTCGCGGTACTCGTGCGTGACCGCGTGACGGCACCGGTCGAATCGTCGGACGGCCGCCAATGGTCCGACATGGGTGGTCTCGATGCGCCGACGCGTAGCACGGTGAACCTGACGCTCACCGCTACGGCTAGCGGGAGCGTCACCGCAGGCGACGCGTACTCCGACGGAACGCATGTATGGACATTGGACGGCGGGCACAGCTGGAGCGGAAGCGGCTCGAAGGGCCCCTATGCGGCCACGATCTACTCTCCGGGATCGCCGGCCTACTACGGGCCCGTCGAGGCTGCGAGCGGTACCATCACGACAATCCTCACGCCGAACGCGAACGTCTCCGCGGTCACGAACGCATCGGACGCGGCGACTGGTACAGCGCATTTCGGCGGCGACGGCTCGAGCGTCGCCGTCGACTCTCTCGGTGGGTTGCTGTTCAATGCCTCGGGAACTCTGCTCTACCGCTTCGGCCCGAGCGCGAGCGGGGGTCATGCATACGGCGACATCATCGGGCCGAGCCCAGCGATCGACGAGGCCTACAAATTCTACCGGATCATCGCAGACGGCAACGGTACCAAGTTCGGCGCGGCCGGCATCACCAGCGTGGGCACTCCGCATCCCTCGCTCTGGTATCTCACACCTAGCAACACGGCCGCGCCGGCCTCGAATGAGGAGACGTTGCCCAACGCCTCGAGTTACACGACGGATGCTGCTTTCGTAGCTGTATCGCCCACTGCCGTGGTCTTCGTATCCGTAGACGGTTCGGTCACGTCAACATGGACGGCGAGCGGCTTCGGGGACGTGTACACCGAGCACGGGACGCCGAGCCCTCTGACCGGGCAGACGTGCGTGGCTCTCGAATGGTCGCCGACGGACAGCCTGTTCGTGATGGCGACCCACAGCGGCAACATTTTCACCTCGAGCGGCGGCGTCGTCTGGCAGAACCCCGGGACGGCCGGGCTCACGATCCAGCACATGGCGATCCTAGGCGGAAGCTGGCTCGTCAAGGGGACGTTTGCCGGCGTCGACAAACTGGCATGGTCCGGTGACCAGGGCCTGACTTGGCAAGTCGTCCAAGTCCCTTGGACGGGCGGGGACGTGGTGTCCCTCGTCGCTCTCAAGGACTGCTTCGGCGTGCTCTGGGTCGGCGACGACGGCACCGCGAAGCTCTATCGGTCCCTGGTGGTGTGAGGTATCCAATGATCCGAGACCCAAAGCTCGCTCTGGCTGTTCTCGCGGGGCTCGTCGTTCTCCTTATCGCCTTCCGGGACGTGCTCCCGCCGAAGTGGGTCAAGCCTGCTTCGACGCTCGCGGGCGCCCTCGGCGCCACCGTGCACGGCCTGGCAGCGGGCGCCCCGCTTGCCGACACGCTCGAGCACGTGGCCATGCTGTCGATCGCTGGGCTCGCCGCCGGCGGCCTCGCCCCCGGGCCGCGAGAGACGGCGCCCCCCACCCCGCGAACGCCTCGCGAGCCGCCTGCGCTGCCGATCCTGGTGATCTTCGCCATCGGCGCCGCGGTCATTGCTTGCACGCCGGGCGAACGCAAGGCGGCCGACTCTGCGGCCAAAGCGGCCGTGCCCGCGTGCATGGCCGGGATGGCGCTCGCCGAAGCTCCCGAGCTCGAGCCGCTCTGCGCCGAGCTCCCCGAGATCGTCGACGCGGTGGCCGAGCTCGTCCACGAGGGCCAGCCGGCTACTCGTACTGCAGTTCACCGGCGGGTGCTTGCCCGCCGCCAAGGAGGGCACCGCCCGTGATCCACCCCGTCAAATTCGGCCGCCGTCGCGCGGCCTCTCCTCGTCCCCGTCTGCGGTTCGCGAACTATGCCGCCGCGCTTCCCGCGCCGCCTGCAGCGATCGATTGGACTCCGAAGGCCTCAAGCGCCCTCGGTCTCGTGTACCTGAACGACCAGCTGGGCGATTGCGTGATCGCGGCGGGAATGCACCTCCTCGGCCTGGCCACGGGCAACGCGAGCGGGAAGCCGTTCGTCGCGTCGAAGGCCCAGGTGCTTGCCGACTACTCATCGATCGGCGGCTACGTCCCCGGCCGGCCCGAGACCGATCAGGGGTGCAATGAGGAGGACGCGTTCGCCTACTGGGCGGGTCACGGGTTCGCCGACAAGTCGAAGCTCGCCGGCTGGATCGCGATCGACCCGACGAACGAGAACGAGGTCAAGCAGGCGCTCTGGCTCTTCGAGTCGGTGTTCTTCGGTGTTGGGCTCCCGGACGCCTGGATCACCCCCTTCCCCGAGGCCTCCGGCTTCACGTGGCCCGTTCACGGCCCGGCGGACGACAACAACGGGCACGCCTTCCTGGGTGTTGGCTACAACGCGGCCGGCGTCCAGATCGATACGTGGGGCCTGATCGGCACCGTCACCTGGGGCGCCGTGGCGAAGTACTGCGCGCCCTCGAGCGGCGGGCAGCTGTTCGCGCTTCTCACGCCCGACATGCTCGCTGCGGGGCAGAGCAAGGCCCCCAACGGGTTCGCGTGGTCCGACCTCGTGGCCGACTTCGACGCCATGGGCGGGCACGTCCCTGCTCCCGCGCCGGCTCCGTCCCCGCTGCCGCCGAAGCCGGCGGCCGTGACGCTGGCCCAAGCACAGGCTGCCCTTGCGGCCCTGCCGGGGTGGCCGGCGCCGTGACTCCGATCGTCTGCCAGGGGTGCGGGGCAGGCGTGACGGGCGCGGCGAACTTCTGTCCGGCGTGCGGCGCAGCACTCGGGCCTGCGCAGCGCTCCACGGGGCAAATGCGCCTCGTGGAATCGGTGGTCGCCGAGAACCGCGCGAAGCTCGACGACACGGCGCCGCATGTGCTGCGCGTCGAAGGCCGCGACCTCGCCGAGATGGTTGCGCGGTGGGCCGACCTCGGCCCGCTCGAGAGGCGCTTGGCGTTCGACAGGATGATGATTTGGGCGCGGGCGGTGGGGGAGTGGAGAACTAAGTGAAGATTTCAGCGAATGGGCTCCGGATGATCGAACGCGAGGAAGGCTGCGTTCTGCGCGTCTACCTCGACAACCACAACTTCCCGACCGCGGGCGTCGGGCACCTTGTCCGCGCCGGGGACGGCCTCGGCCCGGTGGGCACACCGATCACCCAAGCGCAGGCCGACGCGTTCCTCGCGTCGGATCTCGCCGAAGTCGAACGGGCTCTCGCGGCATCCGTACGCGTATCGCTCACCCAGAACCAGTACGACGCCCTCTGCGACTTTGGATTCAACTGCGGGTCCGACGACGTTACCGATCACCATTCGGTGGTCCGGATTCTGAACGCGGGGGACTACGCGGGCGCCGCGAAGGAGCTTGAGCTATTCGACCACTCGGCCGGCGTCGAGGACGCGCTTCTACTCGCCCGCCGCAAGCGTGAGGAGACTCTGTTTCTCACGCCAGACGGGGAGACCCCGGCCGAGCCGCACCCGTGGGACCTCTCGACCACGCAGGGCCTGCAACGCATTCTGAACGCCCTCGGCGCCTCGCCGCGGCTTTCCGTCGACGGCGCATTCGGCGCGCACACGAAGGCCGCCCTCGTGGCATTTCAGGCCGCGCACGGTCTCACCGCTGACGGCGTGCCGGGCCCGAAGACGCGAGCCGCGCTCGCCACCGCCATTGCCGCGGTTCACCAGGACGCATGAACCGCTGGGCCGACGTCGGCGCCCTCGAGCGCTCCCGAGTCGTCGACGAGCTGCGCGACGCCGCGGCAGGCCTCGAGCGCGAACTTGTGCGCGCCGGGGAGCTGCGGCTCGACGTGCAGGCCATGGCGCGCCAGGCGGCGGCGTACAGGGCCGCTGCGGCGCTCCTGGCGGGCTCCTAGACCCGGGCGAGCAGTTCGAGCAGCGCCCGCCGGAGCACCGCGGCGCGAGTCTCCCCGGTGCCGCGGCGGAGCTCGTCGAGGCGCTCGAGGTCGGCGCGCTGCAGGCGGAGCTCGACGCGCTCACCGGGCTCGTAGCTCTCGCCCCAGTTCCGTCCTCGCGGGCGCTTCGCCGTCTTCGTGGTCGTCATGACGCGAAAGGCCCGGCCCCTTTCGGGAACCGGGCCAGGGCCCCCCGGCCCTCCCTCACTCCGCCCAGCTCGGGACCCGCCATCCCTTCGCCTGGTGCCACTCTCGGATTGCTTTCTTCGTCTCCGTCGTGTCCCGGCCCTCGTTCTTCGCCTGGAGGTGGTCGCTCCAGAGCTGCTCCCATTTCGCCGCCGCGCCCGTCGTCGTCTTGCTCATGGGAGTAAGACTACGGCTTCTTATTCTAGAGCGCAAGAACTTTTTCCGGGCGACGTGTCGATTTGTTCGGGAGGCGCGAAAAGCAGCCCTCGGCGGCCCTGGCCGACCACGAACCCCCACGCGCCGCCCTCGCCCTCGACGAGCTCGAGCACCCGCCGGCCTCGCCGCGCGCGCCACACCTCGGGAGCTACCTGGATCCACCTCATGTCCCGCTGTCGACGCGGGCGGGGCGGGAGTTGCTACCGAAGTCGAGGATCGGCCGAGTCGATGGCGCGAAGGGCCTTGAGAGCTTCGCGGGCGCTCGAGGCCCCTACGGCTCCCGAGGTCGGGCCCCCGTACTTGTCTAGGTCGGCCTCCCAGAAGGCGATCGCCCGGGCCAGGACGGTCGGGCCTTCGGCATGCTCGAGCTCCACGATGCCAGGCACCAGGGCGATCCACTCCACGCGGGTGAAGGCGTTAGGGTCCACGTCCCGATCCTACCCCTCGGCGGCGGCATCGTCCGCCGCGACGTCAAGCCCGAGAACATTCCAACCCGACCCCTCGGGGCCGCCATGGTTCCGCCATGGTCCCATCGGATTCGGCCCGTTTTTGCTGCTGCTACCCGCTGCGAATCGCCTTGTTTTGCCGTGTCTGTCGCCGGCAGGCAATCCAGCTGAGCTAGTGGCGCATGCCGGTTTTACCCGGACTTTTTGCTGCTTTTCGATCCCGCCGCCATGGTCTCCGCCATGGTCCCGGTCCCGACCGTGGCGAGGACAACCCGGGGAGCGAGATCGACGGCGTTCTTCGCACGCTCGAGGTGTCCTGGCAACAGGTGCGAGTAGAGCTCGCTGATCCGGGTGTGCGAATGGCCCAGGACCTGGGCGAGAAGGAACATGTCCGGCACCGCGGCCAGGAAGTGCGAGGCGTACGTGTGCCGAAGTTGGTGGGGTCCGCCCTCGAGCTTCGCGGCGTCGCGCACCCGTCGCCAGAGCTCCTCCGGGAAGCACGCGTAGCGCCCACCCTGCCGGCTCGGGAAGAGCCACCGCTCGTGCGCTCGAGGACCGGCCAGGGCGGCCTTGACGGCCCGGGACAGGGGCACCTCGCGCGGGCGCCCCGACTTCGGGCGCCATACCTCGTTGACGGGGATCGAGACCAGGTCGCGCTCCCAGTCGATCCACGACCACTCGGCGGCGATCCCCTCCCCCTTCCGGCAGCCGGTGTTCGCCAGGAAGATGAGCAGCGGCAGGATCTCCGGCGCCTCGACACGGGCAGCCTCGAAGAGCCGGTCGATCTGGTCCGCCGTCCAGAGCTTTACCCGCCCTCCGCCGGGCGTCGGGAGCTTCTTGATTGTCGGCGCCGCGACCGAGTATCCGAGCGTCTTCGCGTAGCCGAGGACGGTCCGCAGCACGCGGAGTTCGTTGTTCGCGCTCGAGGGGCGCACCTCCCGCATGCGGGCGATCTTGAACGCCTCGACGTGCTTGGTCTGGATCTCCGACAGCCGGAGGTCGCCAAGGTGCCGGCAGAGGGTGGCGATCTGGTAGACGCGGACGGTTTTCCACGTGCTCGCCCTAAGATGCGCTTCGGCGTGGGGTTCGTAGGTCTTCTCGCAGAAGTCGCGAAAGCTTGGACTCCCCCGGGTCACCGGGCCGCGCTCCCCGAGCTCGACGCGCTTGCGGGCCTCGAACGTGGTGGCTTCCTTCCGCGTCCCCTCCACGAGCCACTCGTTCGAGCGGCCCGCCGCCCAGATCACCACGCGCCACGTGCCCGGGCGCCTGCCCTTGTAGACCGGCATGCGTTCGATCCTCGCTCGGTTCGGTGGGCGTGACCAGCGCCGCGACGGCCACGCGGGACATCCGCCAGCGCCGGCCGATCTTCGCCGCGCCTGGGATGCGCCCCGTGCGGCAGAGCTCGACCACCGTCCGCACGGGGACCTGGAGGAGCTCAGCCGCCTGCTCGGGGGTAAGGATGTCGTTCACGTTCGCCGCCTCGCAACGGCATCGTCGAGCGAGTCGTAGTAGATCCACCCGCCCCGCTCCGCCGCGGCCCGCAGCGTGTCCGTCTTGCGCCGCCACGTGCAGAGCATGGTCCCGGTGCCGACGTACTGCGTCGAGCCGTCCTCGCCGACGAGCCGGGCCATGAGGAGGCCCGCAACGGCCTCTTCGACACGCTCAACGCAGCCGACCCACCCGGTGGGCGGGTGCTCCCACCATTCGCCGACACCAGGAGAAGGGATCATCAGAACGGGATTTCTTCGTCGTTGCCGCCGTCGATCGGGTTCGGCTCCGCGGTCGGCTTCTTCCCGTTCTTCGGCGCCGCCTTCGGGGCGGCGGCCTGGCGCTTCCCCCGCGAGGCCACGAGGTGCCCCTTCATCGAACGCGCGAAGGCCGTCTTCTTCGAGGCGTCCATCTTGTCTTCGTCGCGCACCTTGCCGCCCTGGCCGACAGCGTTGACGAACGCGACGACGGCCGAGGTGTGCACCTTGCCGTCCTTGTCCTCCCACTGCTCGTGCTTCACCGAGACCGATACCTCGGTATCGCCGAGCCCTGCGGTGTTCGTGATCTCGTCGCTGGGGAACGTGCACCCAGCGATCTTGAGCTGCTCAATCGCGCGGTCCGTGGGAGTGCGCCCGTCCTTGCCCACGGTGTCGGTGAACCACCCGGTGAACGGGAGCACCTCGGCGCCCTCCGGGCCTTGCACCTCGAAGCGCACCCGCACGAAGGGCGTGCCCTTCTGGCTGCTGTTTCCGAACTCCGCATCCACCGCGCGCGCGCGGTACGTACCCTCTGCGATCATGTCGTCGACTCCTCTTTCGTCGGTTCACTGCTTGTTGCGCTAGCCGCCTTCGCAGCCTCGCTGAACGCCTGCCAGGAGAGTGGGAACTCCGTCGCGAGCCCGACGATCCGCGCCTTCGCGTCGAAGGCTGCGGTCCGCTCAGAATGGATGGTCCGCTCCCCGCTCGAGATCCCCTTGATCTTGCCGTCCTTGTCCTTCTTCGAGAAGGTCTCGAACTGCGCGAAGAACACGCAATCACACCACTCCTTCCACAGCCCGGCCGCCTTCGTGTGGAGCTTCAACTCGTAGCGGTCGAAGTCCCCCACGCTCGCGTCGGGGTTTTTGAAAGGGCGGATCACCGAGTGGGCCAACGCGATCACGTGCATCCCCTTGGCGGCCCGAAGCCCGTCGAGGCGTGCGATCAGCACGCGCCACGCGTCGAGCGCGGCGACGTAACCCTTGCCGTAGCCGAAGCCCTCGATCGACTTCTCCCCACCCTGCTCGCACACGTGCGCCCAGCACAGGGGCTCGAGCCAGTCGAGCGTGTCGATCACCAGCGTTCGCCGATCGTGCTGCTCGGTGCGCAGCACGTCGACCGCCTCGAGAACCTCCAACCAGGTGCGGGGCGGGGCGAAGCGGGCGACGTCGAGGTGCCCGGTGCCGTCCTCGGCGCAGAGGAAGATCGGATCGGGGGCGCCGGCTGCGAAGGTCGATTTCCCGACACCTTCGACGCCATACAGCAGGACGCGAAGCGGCGACGATTGCCGTCCTCGTACGAGCTTGGACAGGGCCATGCGCCCCGAGGGGCTCGGCATGACAGGGGCGGGCGCAACGGGACGGGATGGTGCTCTGGCGGTCACGATTCAAGCTCCTCGTTCGTGTCCGGCGGAAGGCGCCGGAAGCGGGTTGACGTTTCGAGATCCTCGGTGCCTCCGCAGATCGGGACGAACTCGCAGGACCTCCCCCACGACAGGCACGCACCGGGGTTCCTTGGACTTCTCCCGCTCTTGCGAGCCTCCGAGATCGCGTGCGCGTGCTCCCAGAGATCGCGGGCGGCCTCGAGCTCCTCGGCCTCGGTGCGCACCACCTCGGCGCGCTGGTAGTACTTCTCGGGGGCCTCGGCGATCGTGTCGAGGATCCGATCGCGATACTCGTCCACGGTCTCGTCTGTCTCGCGCTGGTTCTCGTAGAGGCCGCCGTCCTTCTTGCGGTACTTGCGCAGCTCGACGGGCGTCGCCTTCCTCGGCTCGAGGTCGGGTTTCCGCAGCAGATCGTAGATGATGCCGAGCGGACGTATCCCGATCGCTCGCGCACCCGCGAGGTACGTCGACGCCTGCGAATCGAGGCGGAGCCGCACCCAGTAGTCAGAGCCCGGCGAGATGTCCTCTGAGCTCGTCTTGTGCTCCATGAGGAACACGCGGGCTCCCTCGTCAGCAACCACCCCGTCGAGCTTCCCGCCCACCGTCCAGAGCTTCGAAGCCCGTCCCGTGTCGGGGTTCCGGAGCGGTGCGCGGAACGGCTGCTCGACACCAAGCATAGAGAGCGGCGAAGCTCCCCACCGGTGGTGATAGCCCACGATCATCGCCTCGGCGCGGGCGCGCTCGTACAGATCAACGATCGCCGAGAGAACCGCGAGGGCGTCGAGCAGGTCGTGGGACAGCAGCCAGATCGCCAGCGCGGCGTGGATCGCCGTCCCGAAGGAGAGCGCCCCCGCCGTCGCTCGAGGCCGGTATCCCTCGGCGTAGCGGAGCCGCTCGAGCCGGGGGCACGAGCGCCACGCCGAAACGTGGGAGTTCGTGAGCACGGGAAGGGACTTCATGTCGTCCAGTCCCCCCACGCGGTGGTCATGTCCTCGAAGGCCTTGGACGCCGCGGCATGCGCTGCCGCCACCTCGCCGACCACGTCGCGCACCGGCCGGCCGCGAGAGGCGTAGAACGCCACCGAGAGGCCGAGTTCGGCGACGAGGAGATCGGCCTCGGGCTGTCCACCGTTGTCGTTCACCACGGCCCCCGCGCCAGCCGCGCGAGCCGGCCCATCCCCGCGCGCAGCCTCGTCGGCGGTTTGCCCAGCGGGATCTCCCTCACCGCCAGCATCCAAGTCCTCACCGCGCAGTCGCCGACATGCCCATGCGCCGCGGCGTGCGAGTGCAGCTCGACGAGCTCGGACAGGCCAGCTAGCGTCTCGGGCTCGGCACGTCGAGCGGCGGCGAGAGCCCCGGCGAACACCGCGCGCTCGTCAGCGTAGCCGCGGCGGGGCGTTGTCTCGTCGTCGGCGATCGCCTGTCCGAAGGACGTACGCTCTTCGTCGGACACGAAGCGGAGGCCGGGGGCGCTCACATAGCCTCCTGGTCGTCGATGCCCTGCTCGACATTAATGAGGTTGCGTTCGGCCTCCGAAAGGAGGTTCGTCGCCCTGGCATAGTCCTCTGCGAATTGCGCTAGTTCGGATTCTCCTACCCGTCGCAGATCAACCAGCAGGGCACGCCGCTTGAAGCGGCTCATCTTGCAGAAGTCTTCGAGGAAGAGATCGAATGCGTCCCCGCTTAGGCCTCGTGGCAGGCCTTGCGTCGCTTCTATAAACCCGCGCCGCTTCACTTCGCCACCTTCCGGGGCTTCGCGGCGTAGTCCTCGACGACCGCAGCGCTCGCCGAGTGCGGCCCGGGGTGCCCCGCGTGGAGCATGCAGGGCGCCGTCGGCTCGGGCGGAGGGGACAGGCGGATGCGGGCCGGGCACCAGGCGGGCGCGGCGGCCGGGGTGTTCGGGGCGGTGGGAACCATGACAGCGACTTTAACTAAGTCTACTTAACATGTCAAGCGGGAAACTTGGACGCCCCAACTGGCCACACGTGCAGGGCGATCGGGTAAGATCGCCGGATGCTCGAACACGGGGAATCGGTGGAACGGCTAGGGGATCGGATTTATCAGCAGGCAAATCTGGACCCGCGTGCGCCCGTAATAGGCGGCGCCGCGGAGCTGCTCGTGCGGCTCTTCGGACGTGGGCGGATCCTGCGCCAGCCTCGCGCCCTGCAAGAGGGCACGCTCGCGACATTCGGCGGCAGCCGGCGCGTCGTCCTTCGCGCGGGCATGGTCCCGCAGCGGGAAAACTTCTGGGTTGGGGTTG